ACCGTAATTAGTATCAATAAAAAGGGGGATAAATAATGAGTGTAGATCCTAGTATTAAGACGCCTTTTATTTATGCTACACCAGATAAAACTATAGTAAACGCTGGTGGCAAGCCAATTAAAAAACCCAAAAACACTAAAACCACTGAAGGTAAAGAAGTTAGCGAACAAGAAGCTAAAGAAAAATTAGCGGCTCAACTCCCTGACGTCAAAGGCTATCGTATTTTATGCATGGTACCTGAAGCAGATGAAGCCTATGAAAGTGGCATTATAAAATCAGACGCTGTAAAACAAATACAAGAACACTCGACTGTTGTTTTGTTTGTTATGCAATTAGGGGATTTAGCTTATAAAGATAAAGCTAGGTTTCCGTCAGGTGCTTGGTGTAAAGAAGGAGACTTCGTTATAACTCGTGCTTATTCAGGTACTAGAATTAAAATCCACGGAAAAGAATTCCGCATTATTAACGACGATACCGTAGAAGCAGTGGTTGATGACCCACGCGGCTACGAACGCGCATAGGAGATTAGCATGGCAGAAATAATAAATGAAATACCTACTGAGTTGGAAATGGAAGGTGAGGAACTTGAAGTAGATTTAGAGGCCAGCAAAAAAGAAAGTGACGGTCAAAAGTCTACCGCTGATATTGAGCGAGTGCAACCTGCAGAACCTTCTCAAGATGAGCTAGAGTTAGAAATAGAAGATGACACCCCTCCTGAAGATCAAGGTAAAGAACCTTTACCAAAAGAAATTGTGGAAGAGGTAGAAAAAGATACTCTAGAAGATTATTCTGAACGTGTTAAGCAAAGAATGGCGCAGCTTAAAAAAATGCACCATGATGAACGTCGTGAAAAAGAAAAAGCAGATCGAGAAAGAGCAGAGGCTGTGCGATTAGCAGAACAGTATATACAACAAAACCAACAGCTTAAAACTACTTTAAGTTCTGGAGAACAGGAATATATAACTGCTTTGCAAAGTAAATTTGAGTCTGATTTAGCAGTAGCGCAGCGAGATTATCGTGAGGCTTATGATTCTGGCGATACTAATAAGATTATTGAAGCTCAGACCAAAATGAATGATGCTCAATATAAATTATCTTCCGCTAAAAATATGAGGCCCCAGTATGAATTTTCTGGACAAGAAGCACAAAATAGTGTACAAAGAAACTTAGAAGCGTTACGACCTCAAGCAGCAGCGCCGGCACCCGATACAAGGGCAACTGCGTGGCAGGCTGAAAATGATTGGTTCGGTAAAGACGAACAAATGACAAGTCTAGCTTTAGGCGTACATGAACAATTAGTTAGGAGCGGGATTGATCCTACTTCTGACGATTACTACCGTCGTATAGATGAAACGATGCAAAAACGATTCCCTGAGAACTTTGGGGATAATTCGTTGGAATCGGAGAAACCCGCCCAACGCAAACCTTCGAATGTAGTTGCACCGGCAACGCGTAGTACCGCGCCTAAAAAAGTACGTTTGTCTAAAACACAAGTTGCTTTCGCTAAAAAGCTTAAGTTAACACCGGAGCAATATGCAAGAGAAATGATAAAATTGGAGAACGCAAATGGATAAGGCAATTAAAAGAGAATCAAGAGAAACAGAAGTAAGACAAGACGAAGCTAAAAAATGGCAACCTGCATCGCTCCTTCCGGAGTTTGTACAACAACCTGGTTATGCCTATCGTTGGGTCAGAGTTTCTTTACTTAATGAACCTGATAACATGAACGTCTCTTCAAAAATGCGTGAAGGCTGGGAACCGGTAAAGCATTCGGAACACCCAGAAGTCATATTACAGTCAGACCCCAATAGCCAATTTAAAGAAGGCATAGAAATTGGTGGTTTATTATTATGTAAAGCGCCTCAAGAAATGATGGACCAAAGATCCGCGTACGTTAATGAAAAAACACGTGCACAGACCGAAGCGGTAGATGCAGCATTCATGAATCAAAACGATCCACGTATGCCTAAGTTTGCTGAAGGTCAAGAAAATGGTCGATCTTTTGGAAAAGGCAAAAAATAAGGAGATACAATCATGGCAGCGACAGCTACCCCTTACGGACTTAGGGCCGTAAACCATCTAGGAGGTACCCCATATGCGGGTTCGACTAGAATGTACCCGATTGCCTCTGGTCTTGCTCAAAACATATTCTACGGTGACGTAGTTGGTGTAGTTACAGCAGGTACAATACAACAAACTCGAACAACTGGAGCTGCAGGTGGAACTGCATTTTTAGCTGGTACAGTTGGTGTATTTGTAGGTGTTACATACACAGACCCGAATCTAGGCACAGTGGTATTTAGACAACATTATCCAACAGGCACAGTAGCAACCGATATACAAGCGTATGTTATTGATGACCCAGCGGTTATATTTCAAGCTCAAGCAGATGCGTCAGTAGCCCAAGCAGGTTTAGGCGCTTGTACTTTCTTTGCAGCGGCACAATCAGACACTACTGGTAGTACAACTACAGGTAATTCAACATCTGCATTAGATGCAACAGTAACAACAAATCAAGATGCATTTAAAATTGTTGGATTTGTAGATAGCCCAACATCAACTGTTGGTGACGCATTTACAGATTTACTTGTAAAATTTAACCCAGTAGCTCACGCTTACACCAGCGGTGTTGGCATTTAATTAAGGAGAATATGATATGGCAATTTCAAGAGCCCAGCTCCTTAAGGAGCTATTACCAGGACTTAACGCACTATTCGGTTTAGAGTATGAGCGTTACGGAGAAGAGCATAAAGAGATTTACGAAACTGAATCTTCAGATCGTTCTTTCGAAGAAGAAACAAAACTAGCTGGCTTTGCAGCCGCACCCCTTAAGTCTGAGGGAGCAGCTATTGCGTATGACAATGCACAAGAAGCTTTTACAGCTAGGTACAATCACGTAACAATTGCTTTAGGATTCAGTTTAACTGAAGAAGCGGTTGAGGATAATCTATATGATAGTCTTTCAGCTCGTTATACTAAAGCTCTTGCTCGTTCAATGGCAAACACTAAGCAAGTTCGTGCAGCTAACGTTTTAAACAATGGCTTTAACGGTGCTTTCTTAGGTGGTGACGCACGTTCACTATTTGGTACAGCCGCTGGCGGTGCAGTTACTAACCACCCATTAGTTTCTGGTGGTACTAACAGTAACGTACAAGCAGTCCCAACAGACCTTAACGAAACAGCATTAGAAAACGCAGTGATTCAGATTGCAGCGTGGACTGATGAAAGAGGTCTATTGATCGCATCAAAACCACGTAAGTTGGTAATTCCACCAGCATTACAATTCGTTGCTACTCGTTTATTAGATACCCAACAACGTACGGGTACAGCTGATAACGATATTAACGCATTGAAAAATAATGGTGCAATTCCAGAAGGTTACACAATTAATCACTTCTTAACAGATGGTGATGCTTACTTCTTAACAACCGACGTTCCTAACGGTATGAAGCATTTCGAAAGAACTGCATTAACTACTTCTATGGACGGTGATTTCGACACAGGTAATGTTAGATACAAAGCCCGTGAAAGATATTCATTTGGTTGGTCAGATCCCCTCGGTATGTGGGGTTCACCAGGTGCTTAATTAAAGCACTCCTCCTGAAAACCCGGCTCCTCTCTGTCGGGTTTTCTTTTTTATAGGGTATAATTATGCTATGCAATATTTAATCGACATGTTTGGAGTTAGCGTTGTATGTATCATTGCGTCTGTAATTGGAGGCTTCTGTAACTACAATGTTAAAAAAATTAAGGGTAAAGTGCCCAGAGGAGGTCATATTAATTGGCTCATAGAGCGCAAACGCGCACGTATAGAGTTTTTACTATCTGTATTTGTTGCTGCTGTTTCAGCTGAGTTTTTTGTACCACCTATTATTAATCAATTCGGTCTTCATATAACATTTTCTCCGGCGATAGCTTTCTTTATCGGCTATAGCGGTATGCGCTTGATCCCTATGATGGAGCGAAAAGTGTCGCAAGCTCTTGATAAATTGGCGTAAAAAATTAGCAGCTTTTTTAGGGTTACTTATAGTATTACCTGTGTCTCCTACTATTTTTGTTATAACTGTATGGTTAAACTCATGAATTTACTTAGTGCACAAATGTAACTAATATATATAATCTTTGTATCAGCGATGCTGAAATCTAATATAAAGGAGAAATAACATGGCTTGGACTACACCATCGGCAACAGAAATGAGATTTGGTTTTGAAGTAACAATGTATGTAATGAACAAGTAAGTTTGTTGTAATGATAATTAAGGGGCTTCGGTCCCTTTTTTATTGTGCAAAAGCTTTAAATAGCGTATTATTAATTATCTGGGAACAACCAGCTTATCAGACTGCCCCAGCAGACGCATACACGACGGATAAGCTTAAACTTTGTATGGAGAAAGAATCATGGCTATAACCACATTTTCTGGTCCAGTCAGGTCCCTTGGAGGATTTGTACAAGATGGACAGAACAACGCAATTGATGCAACAGCTGCTTTAACAGGCGGCACTCTTGATTTAACTGTTCTTCCCGTAGCACCTTCTGCTCCTGGTGTATTACCAGCTGTTACAGCTTCACCTGGACACGCAGGAAAAGAACTTACTATATCCGCTGATGGCGGTACATTTACATTACCATTAATTGTAGCAACTGTTGACAACGACCCTACAAACCCTAATCAAGTAAGTAATCTTGGTATGCAGTTTAGATTTACTGTAGTAGCTGATATTACTACTAGTATTATTATTAATACGGGTGCAGTAACTGACGTAATCTTCGGAACAGTTAACTTCTGTGATGACGCTAATGATGCAGGCGTAGCTGGATTTTTCCACTCACCTGGTACAGCAAACTCAGTAACATTTAACGGCACAACTCAAGGTGGTGATGCAGGAACTACTGTTACTATGACAGCTATAGCTGCTAACTCATGGAAACTTGAAGCAGTTTCAGTGTTTCCAACAGCTTCTGCACCAGCTACACCATTCTCAATTAGAGTGTAATATAGGAGAATAGACAATGGCTATAACAACAGATATATGGGCCGTCACTCCTAGCTTTTCAGCTACGTTATTCCGAGCCGCTGCCGCTATTGCTGGCGCAGGGAATATAACGTTACTTACTAATCAGCCTCTAGATAATGGGGCTGGTTATCAAATTCTATTTACTTGTGCGGGCGACGCAACTGCTGCTACATTTACTATCACTGGATATGTGGCTGGGGATTTATCTCAGTCTGTAACCACTGAAACTGTAGCTGGTGTTGATACTGGCACCGCAACTTCTGTAAATTACTATTCTAAAATCACTAGCATTTCATCAGACGCAGCAGTAGCAACCAATGTAAGTATTGGCAATGCTATTACTGATGGCATGGCTCTACCAAGAGCAAGAATGAAAGGATTTTATTTTGTAGGTTCTGCAGGTGCAGGTAGTGTTACATTAACCTTAAATGGTAATGCAGCGACAGATAGAGTTTTATTAAGTATAGCTACTCCAGCTAACGTAGAGTCACAACAGATGTCTTTACCGGGCGACGGAATTTTAATTAACGGGAATGAGCCGGAAACAACGTTTGGGGTAATAACTCAAACAACAGCCGTGACATCATTAACGGTATTCTGTGGATAAGTTATGGATGAAGAGCCCAAACCAATCAGTAATGAGGAGCGCCTTGAGGAATTAAGGCGTTGGTTTGAGTCACTAGGAGATTGTGTGTAATGGCAACACCTAGAAAAAAGGGAATGGGAATAAAGACTTCGGTTAAGTCTGGTAATTTTAGAAAGACTAAAACTGGAGCGGGTATGACAACGAAGGGTGTAAAAGCCTATCGTAAAGCAAACCCAGGTTCCAAACTCAAAACAGCTGTAACTGGGAAAGTAAAAGCTGGTTCTAAAGATGCAAAGAGACGTAAGTCATTTTGTGCAAGGTCTGCAGGACAAATGAAAAAATTTCCCAAAGCTGCTAAAGATCCTAATTCTAGATTGCGACAAGCACGCAAAAGATGGAAATGTTAAAAATGGATGAATCGACGAAACACTTACTAGACGCTACGTCTATCTTTACTGCCGTGGGCACTATGCTTTCATGGCTTCCTCATTTAGCTTCTCTTTTTACAATTGTATGGTTAGGCATTAGAATATATGAAACTAAAACTGTGCAAAGGTTAGTAAAAAGAAAACCTAAGATGCCTTTGGTTGAGCCAAGAGAACCTAAAGCATCAAGCAATAGAGTAAAGAAATAGATGCCAACAGTAAGTAAAAAGCAGGAAAAGTTTATGCAAGCGGTGGCTAACAACCCAAAGTTTGCTAAAAAAGTAGGTGTTAATCAATCAATTGGACGAGAGTTCACACAGGAGAAAGGCATGAAAACTAAGAAAATGATGGGCGGCGGTATGGCTGACCGAAGAGGTAGAGCTATGACTCGTATGGGTGCAGATGCAGCTGGTCGCGCTATGATGAAACATGGCGGTAAAGTTAAAAAAATGAATAAAGGTGGTAACACTTCTCGCATGAACGAGCTTGAGGAATTAGGCAGAGTTGATAATGAAAAAGGTTATTCTGCTAAAGGCAAAAGAAATCTTAAAGATGAAAAAGCCCGTGTTGTTCGTGAGATTAAAAACAAAAAAGCTGGCGGTAAAATCAAAGGATATGC